AAGACTTCTGTTCCATCTCTAAAGTTACCATTACTATCTTTTACACTTATACCAAGTTCTTTTAATGGCTTGACTAGTGTTCCTGCACCTTGTTGTGCTTCACCTAATCTTCTTAGAAATCTTTGTAGACCAACATTGAACTGTGTAGTTTCAAGACCTGCTTCTTTGGCAACTTCTGCATATTCACTTAAGAACTTAGTTGATACACCAAGTTTGCCTGCTGTTTTATCTAAAGCATCTAAGGCATCTAGATTTCTTTTGGCTAAGAAAGCAAATGCACCTGCTGTGGCAGTCCCTGCTAATGCAAGTTTGCCTAATACACCAGCAACTTTACCGCCAATAGACCCTAATCGTTTTAAGGCAGAATTAGCGTTCTTTGTTTTCTTATCTAAAGAACTTACGCTCTTTTCGATATTCTTAACTGAACTACTGGTCTTATCAACTGCTTCGAATATTAATTGATATGTATTCTTAGCCATATAAAACTCCTACTTAGCGTCTTCTACCTACTCTTGGCATATTTGGAGTAGATTTCTTACCCGCTTGTTTTTTGTTGATATCTTGAAGAAAAGCGACCCAGTATGCAATCTCACTCTCGGACATTTCCATCATATGCTTCATAGTATATCCTGTTTCATATGCTATGTAATGTAACGTCCATACATACGGATCTATTTTGAGTTTTTTGTTGCTTTCTCCACAGATACCGGTTCATCGTCATCATTAATCTGACTAACGATTGATAACAACAGTTTTGGATCAGCATTCTTCATCAACTCTTGTTTGTTGTGTTCATTGAAGATACGCTTACCATCACTATCCATTAATCTATTTACTAACACTTGCACTAGTGCTTCTGCTGTTTTACCAGCATTTTGTAGTTCCATAACTTTCGCTTCTTGTTGAAAGTTAGTTCCCTTTTTGTAATAGAATGTAGTGTCCCATTCTGGAACTTCTATTTCTTTCATTTCGCCTGAGACTGTTTCCGCATAGTGTCTACGAATATTGCTCATTAAATCTTTATTATTCATTTTGTATATTTGCCTTTCTTAAAGTTAGTGTTTAGTTTCTCTATTGCTGGTTCGGCTATACCATCGACTGCTTGGTCTGAATGACCTTCGTTTAGTCTTACGATATATGGAACCCTATTCTCAAGTTTTCGTCCCTTATCTTTTTTACGCCAGTTACGGCGTGCGTTACCCGTGTCGATTGGCGTTTCACCTTTAACGATATCAAATGCATCTGCCATAAATCTGTTTATAGTTTTTGCAATCGTCTTCTCAACGAAGTCATCGTCTTTAGTTCTTATCCCACCGACACGAGTTCTAATCATTATTATGATCCGTTTTCAGTTGCTAAAGCAGTAGTTCCGATTACGGAAAAACTTGCCTCAACCATACCATCAACAGACGTTGAAATAGTTCTTGAAGTAATGATACCATTACCAAAATACCCTAATTCATTGGAATTGTCGCCTGATGGCCAAAAGTGGAAAGTTGCTTCTGTAGTTCCAGGACGTGTAGATGCACCGAACTCTGCTTGTGCAGATGCGGCACCACCATCAGCATTTGATCCTGCTGGTGTTACTGTCCAGAACACATCAACTGTGCCTGACCAACTTTTGAATGTAGGCTTATTAGTTCTGAATGCGTTTGCACCAGTTGTTGACATAGTAGTTGCGTCAATAGTCTCTTGAGTTTCCTCTAAAGAGAAACTACGAATACTTGCTACTGCGTCCGAACCAATATAAACAATACCTTGTGAGCCTGAAAATATTTGACTTGACATAGTATGTCTCCTTTTTAAGTGTTACCTTGACTGTAAGTGTATTGAACACCTACGCCAATAGTTTGGTTTATTGTAGGATAAGAAGAAACTTCTATATCCCCGACTTGTAATACTTCTGTTATTTGAGCATTTTCTGGCCCGCCTCGAGTTCTATCTGCTTCTAGTTTTTCTTCGATTGCCTCAATGATATCTGCAAGTTGTTCTTCTGTCTTTTCTGTTTTCGATTTACCTTCTAAATGAACTGTGATATCAATATCCATAGTGGCTAGACGCCAACTATTCATAGCAATATCTTCTTTAGTTTCATTTGTTATGGTAACTTGAATGAACGGAAAAGCAGTTCTTGCCAATCTTGCAAACTCTGCCGGCTTCTCACTGACTTTACCAATGCGTGGGCTAGTAATAGACTTTAACTTAGTAACGATATCGTCAAGTATAACTTTTCGCTTACTAGATGCCATTATCTATATAACCTCGCTGTATCAATAAATTCAACTTCATCGTTTGTATACGTTCCAGATCCGTCGTCATCATAAGATATACCAGACTTCATTTGAGCATCAAACTCTTCCTGATATTTTTCCTTATAGAATGTCATTTGTCTCTGGAACGTATCATCTTCACTAAAGTTAGATAGTCGAGGCATTATGTAATATGCAAGTGCGTGATACACTGTAGTTCGTTTCCACTCAGATGCTTTTAACTTTGTAGCATCAAATAAGTTTGGATCATTTTGAATCATCCACCAATCAGACTTGATACGTCTTTGGACATCGCCAGTAGAACGTGTCATTTCCTCATTGAAACTATCAACGCCGTGGTCAAATATATCTGGTATAAACTTTACTAAGTCTTCGTCTGTTGCATATGCCGTCATAATGCTCTCCTAATTAAAAATATTATTACGAATTAACTCGCATTGATAATCATAGTTCCACGAGCCGCAGTATCGATATCGGCAACAGCCGCGTGTAGCGATGCTACAATATCAGTTCCCACTGCTTCTGGTCTACGTGCTGATTCTACATCAACATTCTTCTGCATAGCAATTCTGAATGCATCTGCTGAGAAAACAGCCGCTTGAGCATTCTTAGAAGACAAACCAATGTTTGTGTCGTTTAGGTATGAAGAAACGTAGCAGTCAACGCCTGCGATGTTTCCTAAGAACCCATTTGCATATACGCCGTTTTGTAGTTGTGATCCAGCGAATGCAGATGAACCAATGTCATTCATTAATTCACTGTATACAGCCGCATTTACTACTGCGTATAGTTTGCCAGTTTCACCGTTTGCACGGATGTTACCAACTGCTTTCATCAATTCTTTGACTGTTAAGTCGCCGCTTGATTCTGCATTTTCTTGTTGTGGCATATTTACCATTGCCGCCATAACATCTAAGTCAAATTTCTTAGCAACAGCGTTACCAAGAACACGTCCAATTTCAGTTGGATCAATCGCACCTAAATCTCTTAGGACAGTTCTTGCCGCATATAGATTTGCTACGATTGTGTTTTTTGTGCCGCCTGGAGTAGTTACTGTTACGTCAACTCCTGGATCTGCTTCTGATGATACTTTAGTTGCATCTACTGATGTTAACTCAGGAACTTGTAGAACACCGTTTGGTGCATTAACTACAGGAATAATGTTACCACCTAAGAAAGGTGATGCTTCGTGTGCCGCAAATACCGTAGCGGCTTTAACTGGGACAATCATAGCGTCCGAGTTAATTACTGACATATATTGGTCAGTTACTGAACTATTTTGTGCCATTTTATGGTCTCCTCAAAATTATAGTTTGCCTTCAGCCTTAAGTTGTTTATACTTTTCTCTGTCGGCGTGTTTAGTTAAGTCTAATGAACTTAAATCAACCGGGCCAGTTTTTACTGATCCTGCTGATCCATTAGATACCACCCCACCTGGAGAACTACGAATAAAGTGAGGGTTCTTGTCTAACCACTCATTTACATAACTCTCTATAGTGCGAGGTTCTGCTGTTTCAGGATCGTATTCAACTTCACCTGAAGTTGCGAATACGACTGGACGACCTGTTTCATCAAGACCAACTCTACTTTTTACTAGTTGAGCAACTTGTTCTGGTGATACAGCATTTCGTTTTGCCGCAACATCTAACAATGTTCCATCAACTTTTAGGCTGGTCAATTCTGAACGGAGCGTTGAGATTTCTGAACTATACTTGTCTTTTTGTGACTTAAGTATGTCATCGAATTCTTCACGCTTTTTCATCGCCTCTATTTCACGTTCTTCTTCAGCCGCTTTCAGTGACTTGTATTCGTTTAAGTCAATATCGGAGAAACGTCTTTTGTATTTCTCTAATCTTGCTTGAACGATTTTATCCACATCTTTCTGTGAGAAGTTACGCTCATCCTGGTCATTAGTTTGAGGAGTAGCACCAGTATCTACATCGTTTAGATCCTCGCCCGAAGTTACACTCTGTTCGGTCATAGTTGTAATCCTTTCTTGTTTATTTATTCATCGTCAAAATCGACTGATTCGTCAATTTCTTCAATAATCTCTTTCTCTTTTGCTTTTGACTTTTTAGTCTTTGCTAAAATAGTCTCGTTGTTCCAACAACAACACTTCCAACCTTCTGGTGCATTGTCGTGAATTTCTTTCTCATCGATTGCTTTATCATCTGCATCAACCATAAACTTATGGGAGCCGATTGCATTATCTTCAGCATCGTGATATATACCTTTAACTATCTTCATTTCTTTTTACCCCTTTTCATACCATAGGATCTTTTTGATCCACCATATGAACTAGATGATTTCTTTTTCTTCTTCTTACCTTTACTGTGATACGGCATCGTTATTACCTCCCTTGGCTAAGTCAATATCATTTTGTGTTAGTTCAGGATGCAACTCTAACATTTCTGCATCTGTTAGACCTTCTTCAATCATTGCTTGAATGTGAGGTATCTTTGTTTCTGGTGTAACAGTTGGATGTGGCATCTCAGTTTCGATTGGTGTCTCCTCTTCAATCTCTCTCATAATATCATCTAACTTATCACCATCTGAAATAACAATCTTAGCGATTTGTTTGTGTAGTTCTTTAACATACGTTTCTGAATTTACTGGAATCTGTAATGCTTCGTTTAACAGTTTCAAGTCTGCGTGTTCATCACGTAAGTCAAATGTTTTAGTATACTCAATATTAAAATCAGCATCTGGCATCATATTTGACCACTTCCAAAACAGTTTCCAAATGTTCCACTCAGTTGCTTCCATCTTGGCTGACTTATCAGCAAGTCTGGCATTTAGTTGTTCAAACTCTGTAGATAACGCTACGCCTGACTTGACACTTAGACCTCTTGCCGCCATAATAGCACCAAGATTAGTTTGTCTCAAGAAACTCTCTATATTCATTTTAATCATCTCTACGATACCATTGATATTTGATCCTGCTGGCTCTAATAAGAATGGTCGTAAGTTTGGATCTAATGTATTGTCCATATTGATAACTGCACCAGCACCTGCCATTGCTTTTGTATCTTGTGTTTTAACTAATGTAGGATGCCCTGAGATACGAATACTTTGCTCTGCTTCCGAAAGTAAGTTAAAGGTTGATTGCATTGTTTTGGCAACATCAGCAATATCAGAATGTCCAATACCTTTCATATTACTTTGATTTGCATAATGAACAACAAACGGAACAATGCCTGTTGGATTGATTGTTGTTTCTGTTGAAAGTATTTCTTCATCTTTTTCAACGATTACAGTTATTTGTTCTGGCGTCCACATAATATACTTGAATGTGTTTTCTGCCATAAATTCTTTTGTTTTTACATAAACTAATTCTTCGGCACCATTTAGTTTAGTTTGATATTCCCAATCTAGGACTGACTCAGGAGTAAACATTTTAAGATAAGGTCTTAAGTCTACTTCTATTTCTTGTTCTCTGGTCATTACACCATCTATTTGACCTTTGGTGCATAATATCCAAACGTTACCATATACTGTTGCCATATCATTACATTCTTTCATAAAGTCATCAAAGTCTTTACCATTGAAATCAACATCTTCTAAGAAACGTTTAATCATAATATCTTCTGCAAGATATCCAAACGTTCTTACTGGTGTTGAACGAAATAAGAATGAACGATACGTATCAACTGTTAGTTTAACTAAATTATCCAATGCAGTATACTCTAGTCTGTTGTGATACTGATTGCCTGGTGCATCATCTTCGAAAAGATATTTTCTTAACATACCCAAAGAAGCGTGACGATAATCAAATCCACCAAGATAACTTGCACGGTAGTAGTTCCATCTACCTAAGTATGCTTCGTATAATGGGTGTCTATAATCTATATCCATTAATAAACTCCAAATGTTCTTGTGTTATCCGGTTTGACTTCACGGGTTACAGGAAATAAAAACTCTACAGCATATGTTAAACTATCGAACATATGGTCAAAGCCTGTAGATTTATCTGGTTGCATTGTGTTCTCCTTATAAGTATGTCGTCTTAAACTATCTATTGTCTTCTTACATTTAGGGTCAATAAACAATCTTTTTTCCTTTAATGTATTTATCAACATAGAATTAAGAGAATTAATACGATCCTTAACTGCAGGATGTCGGTTCCTGTATCTTACTTCAAACCCTGCATTTTGTAGTATGCTGATATCTGTTTTCCCACTTGCCGATGTCTTACGTTGTGCGCCTGCTGGATCTGGAAAACAGACTATCCTTTCTGTAGGATATCTACGTTTGATTTCATTTACTAGTTCTTCTGTATTTGAATTCATCATACTAATTTCATCTATACAATGTAATCCTTTGTTATCGTCAAGATATGTCATTATGCAGGCACTAATTGGACTTACGTTGAAATCACAGCCAATTAGAACCTGCTTGATTGAATGCGGAATCCATTTGACTATGTGGTCATCCGTGAAGTTATATGCGATTACGCCAAGTGCTTCTTCAAACGAAGCCTCATACTCAGCACGAAACGTTCTTTCATCTAAGTCTCGTTTCGCCGCATCTATTTCATCTTCCGGCACCAACCCACTTTCACTAGTCTTATACTGGAAACTCGTCCAATCGGGTGTTCCGTGTTTACCTAAATCATATAAATCTTTGAACCAATTATATCCTTTTGGTGTCCCACAAAACAACACCGATCCTGGCGGTTTCTGTGCAGACAATGTTGGTCTAATAACGTTCCATACTTCTGGGTCTATATCTGACGTTTCATCAAATACTGCAAAGTCTACACCCATACCACGCATAGATTGACCTGCATCTCCTGACCTTAGCATTATTGTTGAACCATTTACCAACTCTAACTCCAATCTTGACTCGTTTGTTTTAGCAATCCAGTTTAGATTACCCAAACGTTTCTTCAAATCTTTCCAGATAATATCTCTACACATCTGGTATGTAGGTGCTATGTATAAGCACTTTCGTCCGGGATGTCTAGCAAACTTAGCCAGTTCTCGGACACTTAAATAAGTTTTTCCTGTTCGTCTTCCTGCAACAAATACTCTAAATCGTGAAGAACTATTTGCTACAGTTTTTTGAGCATTATTCAGCGGCATCGTC